CTTATTGCTGCGGGCTTCCGGGTTGAAGCCGCTCTCCTGGTAGACCATCGACAGGAACACATCGCGCGGCAGATTATACTTCTCGGCCAGCTTGATAGCCTCGGACACCCAGGGATTGTCGGCGGGCAGCACTGATCCAATGCGCGGCGGCACGGCATCGCCGGCAGTCTCGCCGGGAAAAACTTTAGGGGCGCCAGCCTCTGCGCTATCCCCGGCTGTTCGGGGAGGCGCCACAGCCGGAGGTATGGGCGGGAGGGGCAGAGGCTGGCGACGGGGAGACCTGCGCCGCTCGGCGATCGTCGCGGCAACGGGGTCAAACTCTTGGGAAGCAGCGCGTGATCCCATCTCACGCATAATATCCAGGGGCGGGCGGGGCGGAAGCGGGAGGGATCCAGACATTACCACTTCACCTTATTAGCCCAATAGGCCGCGCTGCTTTTGCCCTTGGCGATGTTGGCAGAATGCCGCGCCTTGAAGTTGGCACGCTTGGTCTTCATCCGGTCCGATTCGCCTTCCTTGGGCTTGCCGGCGGTCTTGGCGCCCTGCTCCCCAAAGCGGATGACTTTCTCTTTGCTGTCGTAACACGCCTTCACGACGTGCGACTTCTTCGGGTGGTCAGGCGTGCGGCGCGGCTTGTTGCAGGCCATCGCGTCCTTATCCACGCGGCTGCTCATTTCTTGCGGGCCGCCCGCATATTGTCGATCATGTTCGGGTAAGGGCGCCCAGCCGCCTTGGCCATAGCCTTCGCGGAAGCCTTCTGATCGTCAGACAGGCCTTTCGGCTTACCCAGACCTTTGGGGCGGGCTTTGTCCCAGATGGGCTTCTTAGACGGCATACGGGTTTACCCTTTCGCGCTTGTATTCCCGCGGCTCGTCACGTTCACGAGCCTGAGGCAGATCGAACCAGCCTTCGTTCTTTAAGAATATCACGGCCTGGGTCGTACAATCAACATAATCATCATGCTCGGCCACCGGGAATTTTGCCAGTTGTTTCATAAACGCCTGCGCCCAGCTTACCGGCTGCCCTCGGTTCTTGCCGCTTTCGGGTAGCCAGAGGAAGCCCATTTCCAGCGTAGGCGAGGCCTGGTGCGCCCGGCTGATCTTATCGGCGTTGCCTGGGTTGTACCCAATGGCCGGCACCTTGGCCAAGCGCAGATCCTGCAGCAGGGACTGCCCAGAGGCCTTGGCTTCCACCAGGATCCGGTCAGCCCGGCGGGCGGTGCGAAGGCCATCCTTAACCGTCGTGCCGCCATACTCGGTTGACCAGTCCTTGATCACCCTGGACCGCAGTTCGGGGTAGCTGAGATGCTCGTCCCAGGCGTCGATCAGCATGGCGTTGCGCTGGCTGTTGTGGGTGAAGATGCCCCAAACCGTACAGGCGGTGGGGTCGCCCGAGGTTCGCTCGGTGAAGGCGCAGTCATACGACTGCAGGATGTACTCAAACTGCGGCAGCCCCTTGTCGGCCGGCCAAAGCTGGAACTCCTTGGTTTTGAGGATGCCGCCCGTGCTGGGAACCGGATCCTGCTGCAACTGGCCGGAGGTGCCGTAGGTGCCAAGTAGCTGCTTCAGCTCGGTGATTTCCTTGGGGCCAAAACGCTCTGGGCAGATCAGTTCGCCCTTGCTCTGCCGCGGATCGTAGGGGCCCAGGCTGGTCTTGCGGCGCGTGCCATCCCACTCGGCGGGGATCATGAGGTGCTCCCACCCGCCGATATCCTCAAGGATGTGGCCGCTGATGTCGCGCTCATGCAGGCGCTGCATGATCGTCACCATGGCATCCTTTTTGGGATCGTTGAGGCGGGTTGACCAGACCATATCAAACCACTCAAGCGCGCTATCGCGGATCACGTCTGACTGGGCTTCTTGGGCGCTGTGCGGATCGTCTAGGATCAGGCGGCTGCCGCCCTCGCCCGTGGCCGTGCCGCCCACAGACGTCGCGATCCGGTAGCCGGTCTTATCGTTCTCAAACCTTTGCTTGGCGTTCTGATCACCGGCAAGCTTAAACATGTGGCCCCACCGCTCCTGATACCAGGGCGATTGGATCAGGCGGCGCGCCTTTAGGTTGTCGCGGATGGAAAGGTTGCCGGAGTAAGAAGCACACAGATATTTGTGCGACGGATCAGTGAGCCATTCCCACATGGGCCACATCACGCTGACGACGATGGATTTTGAATGCCTCGGCGGAATATTGATCAGCAGCTTGCGGATCTCGCCGGCGGTGATTGCCTCCAGATGCTCGCAGATTTCCTCAATGTGCCAGGACGGGATGAATGGCACCCCAGGCTCAACGACGTGCCAAGCCTGCTGCACAAACTCATATAATGACGCAGAGGCAGCCCGACGCTTTTGCTCGCGCTTGATGGCATCCAGCAGCACCTCGGGCTTGAGCGTGGCGTTCATTCCTTCTTGCCGGCGGCCTTCCCTAGCAAGTTCTGCATCTGGTCAAGCTCGGCATCGGAGAGCCCCTTCAGATTGGCATCAATCTTGATAGGCGGCTCCTTATCGTCGCCCGAATGCACGAGGTGGTTTGTTTCCCGCCACCGGCCGCGCGTTTTCATCCAGAAGATAGCTGCCGCAACAGACCCCTGCTCCCGGCTGGTGGCGATACTGAAAAGATTCTGGGCGACAGCCGAATTGACGCGAGAAACTCCGTTCTCAAGCTCGTCGGCAAAGTATTTTTTCAGCGTACTTTCGGCAATCCCCATAATTTTTGCGATTTGTTCTTGCGTAATCCCAAACCCCACCATCCGCTCCACCTGCTGCCGGTCTTTATCGTCCACGACAAAAGGCTGATTGCCTGGTCTTTTTATAGGGGGCGCCAATTCTTGCGGTGGTTTTTCCTGCTTGGGCATCATATCACCGTAAATTTTCAAGTTTATAGAGCGTGGTCATGTGCAGCGCGGTCAGGTCGTCCAGGATATTCTCCAAGGCTGGGACGCCCTTGCAGATGGCGCTGCGGTTTTCGTTAAGCCAGAGGAGTTCATCGTTTATCATCTTGATAATGTTGTCAGTTTCGCTGAGATTCACGAGCCCAAAGGCGCCTTGGTAGGCTTCGATTAGGTCGTCCAGCTTGTCGATTACGCCCTCATAATAGCCGCCTAGGGCTTTGTGCTGGGCGTAGGAATTGGTTTTCCAATGTTCTAGGTGCGCCGCGTTGCGGGCATCGAACATGCGCTCAATCAGGTCTTTGATCATGGTTCACCCCGTAGGTTCTACATATTGTAGGGGTTGTGGTGGTTTGCCACAAGATAATTCAAATTGGGGCAACCCCCTAAAGGAAATGTTGGTCAATTCTTTTTGACAATATTTTCCAACACCTGGATGCGCTTCAACATGTTCAGCCTATTTTCTTTTTATTTTCTAACGTGGTTTCCCATCTTATTTTTCCTGATTTATCAGGGTTTAAGCCATTTATGCTTGTCCTGTATAAGCGGCCTGTGGGTCTTTTGGTGTCTCGATTTCTAATTCTAGCTTTCGTGTAATGTCCTTTAATCCATCCAGCTGCCGCGTAAATTGTTCCTAAGTGTACGTCTTCGTCTTGATATGATATGACCTTTTCCCTGTCAGGGTGGTTTTGTTTGAACCATTTCACCATAGCGGCAAGCATCCAGCTTGCAGCGCAATGCGGAGCATCTGGCGAGATGGCAAGCCGCCTCAATTCAAGCCAATGAGGTGGCAAAGTTCTGGCGCTTGGGTTATGCCATAGGGCAACGCCGTAGATTATATTTTTGTGATGCGCAGCAAAAGCAAATTGCCATGGCCCTGGTTGTGTTTTAGGTAATCGGCTGTGCCATGCTTTTATGAGTGCCCGCGCTGTTTCCACGTCACATCGTTCCAACTCTAATTCTGTTGCTTTTGTTGGTTTTGTCTCATTCCCAAAGTCGTGAAAGAGCGGAAACAGCACCCGATCAATCATCCGCAGGTCGCTCCACCACCAGAAGCACCTTTCCATCTGGCCGGGTGACTGTGAATGGGGGCTTGGTGAAGCCCTCGCGGGTGAGGGGGGGCTTGGGCAGGGTGATCCATGTGCCGCCCTCGTGGTCAAGCCAATAGCCCCAGATGGTGTCTGACATTTTAGTTCTTTTCCTTTAGAAATGCGAGGTTGAGAAAGATTCCAAGGATTGTTGAGATTATGAGCATGATGGGTAATGCTATTACCCAGAGTAATACGAAGATTGAGAACCCCAAGAATCCGTGTTGGGTTGCGATGCCGAGGATGCTGATTGCGCCGGCGAGGGCCCAGCCTATGACGTACCAAGCAACGAGTAATATTGCGGCGATGGCCGCAATTATGATGTATTGGTCGTCAGTCATTCTGTCTGTCTTTCATAAGTTCAAGCATGCGGATGACGGACACGGGCACTTGAGCCCTGCCGCTGGTCCAGGCGTATGCGCTGGTGCGGTGTACGCCGGCTTCTGTGGCCAACTGGTCTGTGGTGAGGTTAATTTCCCTAAGCAGGTGTTTGAGGTGCTCGGGGCTGGTGTTTATGCGGGTGGTGATCACGTCGAAATTCCTCTCAGGAAATCAAAAGCCAGAGCAAAAGCGCCACGAAAAAACCGCTGATGAGGAAGCTGTCGAAGGTGGTGATCATTTTTGAATTTCCTTCAATGTATCTTCGGTGAGGCGTAAAAACATTTTAAGATCGGCCAGAGCGATGCTCCGGTGAAAGCCGGGAAGGCGATCAACGACTCGGCGTAAAACATGGTTGAGATATCCTGCGACATAATCCTCGCCCATATTTTTTGCTTTGGCGCAAGCCAGCAAGGCTTCCGTCAGGGCATCGGCGGGGTGGGGCTCTTTCATGAGGTTTCTCCTTATTCCGCCGTTTTGGCTTTGACGCGGAGGGTGGTCACGACGCTCTTTTTGGTGCAGGCGGCGATTTGCTCGGCGGTAAGGTAGGACTTAGCGAGGGTTTGGTCGAAGGTGGCGCGCTCGGAGAGGGTCACCTTGATGTCGGCAAATTCGCCGGTCACGGTGTCGGCGCCGGAGGCAATGATGTCGTCGCGCACAGTTTTGAGCTCAGCTTCGAGCTCGTCAATGCGGGCCCTGAGGGTGGCGTATTTGTCGGCGGGGCAAAGGTTGTCGAGCATTTTGATTTCTCCTGTTTGGTTTTTGATTACTGGATCACGATGCGGTTTGCGGCGCCACGGCTGCGCTGTGCGCCAGTCCAGCCGGTGACGAATTTCCATTCGCCCTCATCAAAAAAAGCCTCGACGTATTGGATCAGGCAGCGGCTGCGATATGAGTTGGGAACAAAGCCTTGGGCGCTGTACACGCGCACGCGCTTCTTGGCTTGCGGCAGCGCGGCGATGGCCTCTTGGACTTCGTCGGCGCTGATTGCGCGGCGGGTGGACAGGCCCGGCTTGCCAAAATGTGCTGCGAGGGTGGCGATGATTTGGTTGGTCATTTGAGTGTCTCCTGTTTTTCGGCTTAATTGCCTTGAGGAGACTTAT